GTTGTGGCACTGGAAAGCGACGTGTCCGGCGCCAACGCTCTGCTGGGCAGCCCCGTCTACCTGATGAACTCCGCAATGCGCGGCGGTCTGAAGACTAAGGCCAAGGATTCTGGCTCTGGTCTGTTCGTCATGGAAGGCGATTTGGTGAACGGCTACCGCGGCGTTCTTTCCAACCAGGTTGCATCCGGTGATCTGTGGTTCGGCAACTTTGCTGATCTGATCATTGGCTATTTCTCCGGTCTCGACCTGATGGTTGATCCTTACACCGGCAGCACCTCCGGCACCGTCCGCGTGGTGGCTCTGCAGGATGTGGATGTGGCCGTCCGTCACCCCGAATCCTTCAGCCGCGGTAACAACACCCTCTGATCATGAAAATCCAGATCCGTAAGCAAACCACGCTGTCGGGTCAGGTTGTCAGGGTCGGGGAAGTCCATGAGGCTTCCCCCTCTGATGGCAATTTTCTGATCGGCATCGGGTTCGCAATCTTGGCGCCTGAAGTGGTGCCCGAAGCTCCAAAACCCAAACCAAAACGCCGGAGGAAACCAACCAATGACCATCAAGAATCTGGGGACAAAAACCACGGTTCTGAGCCTGCTGCCGAATGATGTGGTGACTGCCACCGGCACCGGATCCGCTGTGGATCTCGTCGATTATGAGGGCGACATTGCCTGCATTCTTGACGCAGAGGCCGGCGGGGCCAGCATCACTTACGCGGTGAAGCTGACTGAATCCGACACCAGCGGCGGCACCTACACCGACGTGACTGATGGCGCTTTTACCACCACCACGGCTAACACCGCATTGGTGGAAAAGATCAGCGTCAACACCGACAAACTCAAGCGGTACATCAAAATCAGCATCACCGTTGCAGGTGGTACTGGTGCCGGCGCTGTGAGCGTCGTTGCTCTCGGCTCTAAGAAGTACGGCTGATCATGGCACTCACTGAGGATCTGGACATTTTCCTTGCTGATTTTGGCGTTAGCTGCACGGCTGGCGCCACAACGGCTAAAGGACTTTTGGACATGCCCGGTGAGGTTATTGCGGGGGGAATGGTCCTATCTACGGACTATTCCCTGACCGCTCGTTTTTCAGACTTTGGCACCCTCGTGCATGGCGACTCGATCACCGTTGACGGTGACGCCTACACAGTGCGCGAAAACCGCCGGATTGGTGACGGCAAATTCTGTGAGATCGCGTTGCAACTGACATGAGCACAATCATTGGCGGCAACGCTGACCGGCCGGACAACATCCACACATTTGACACCATCACTAACACCGGAACATCACCGGCGATTGAGATTGATGGCAGCCGAATCACGACGTTTGAGAAAGTCGTTGGCGGCCAGATCACTTATGAGTTTCAAGGCTCCCACAACGGGACAGACTGGGCGCCGTTAGATGAGGCCAAGACAAAAGAAATCGGCAACCATATCCACGTCTATAACGGCTATCTAGTGCGATATGTGCGGCTAGACGTGACTAGCAGCGGCGCGACTCGTAGCATCACATTGAGCGTCTGCTGCGACTCATGACCACCAAACGCGAATCTATCCTTGCCGATATTGCTAGCAGCCTTGCCGGCACGGTTCAGGTTGGCAGCAGGATTTATCGCAGCCGGGTGGAGCCATTGGCCCGCGGTGAGTCGCCTGCCATTGTGATCGAGCCTACGGGCGACAGTGCGGAATACAGCCTTAGGCTTGACCGCTTGGACTGGTCTTTAACGGTTCGGGTGGCCATTATTGTGCGTTCATCGGTGCCAGATCAGGCAGCCGATCCGATCGTTGAAGATGTGCATAGCAAGATGATGAACGATCTAACGGCTGGCGGTTATGCGTTGGACGTTGAGCCGCGATCTGTGAGCTTTGAGATGGTCGAAGCTGATCAACCTGCAGGCGTTATCAGCATGGAATATCTGGTGAGGTATCGCACGCAATTAGGCGATTTGAGTGCAGGTTGAGGCCGCTACGATAAAGGCAAGACTGAGATTTAGGCCGCATCATGCCTCTCCTTTCTCGTAAGCGCCTAATTCTGGCCGAAACAGAAACGACATACGGAACCGACCCAACGCCAACCGAGGCGAGCAACGCGATTTTGGTGCGGAACGTTGAGGTCACTCCGCTGGAAGTTGAGACCGTAAACCGCGAATTGATCCGGCCATTTTTGGGCCAAGCTGATCAGCTTTTGGCGCAGCAGCGTGTTCTGATCAACTTTGAGGTCGAGCTGGCAGGCTCCGGCACTGCAGGCACTGCTCCGGCTTATGGCCCGTTGCTTGAGGCTTGCCGCTGCACCGCCACCACCGTGGCCGATACCAGCGTCACTTACGCACCCAACAGCGACGCAACGCCCAGCTCAGTGACCATCTATTTCAACAATGATGGCGTGCTGCATAAGGCGACAGGTTGCCGCGGGACTTTCAACCTGAACTGTGAAGTCGGTCAAATTCCGTTCATCGCGTTTGAGATGACCGGCATCTATAACGCACCCTCAGACGTTGCAATCAGTGGCCCGACTTATTCCAACCAAGCCGCGCCGCTGGTGTTCAAAAACGGCAACACCTCCAGCTTCCAAGTGTTCAGCTACGCAGGTGCGCTGCAGTCGCTGAGCTTCGATCTGGCCAACGAGGTGATCTACCGCGAGTTGGTGGGCGGCAGCAAGTCGATCGACATTGTGAACCGTGCGCCATCTGGTGAGTGTGTGGTGGAAGCCACCACGATCGCCACTCACGACTTTTTCTCTGACGCAACCGGCAGCAGCACCGGAAACCTGACCTTCCAACACGGCAGCACCGGCGGAAACATCGTGACCTTCACTGCTGGCCAAATCGACCTAGGCGGACCTTCCTACACCGATCAGGATGGGATTCAGATGCTCACGCTGCCATACATTGCAACTCCAACGTCTGCAGGCAATAATGATTTCAGCCTTGCATTCACCTAATGGCGCTGGTCCTAAAGGACTCTGATTCCTACACCTGGCCGATCGTTTATCGGCAGCCAGTTTCCGGGGGTCGGCGCGAGAAACAAGAGTTTGAGGCAGAGTTCAAGCGCCTGCCTCAATCTCGCATCAATGCGATTCAAGACCTGGCGCAAAAGGTCATCGACAAAGATCCTGAGGCCGCTGAGATCAGTGATGTGAGCATTGCTGATGAGGTGCTCGTCGGCTGGGATGGCATCGTGGACAGCGACGGCGAAGTGATCCCCTACAGCAAGGGAACTAAAGCTCAACTGCTAGAGCTGCCCATGATGGCTGGCACATTGATCGAGGCTTATTTCACCTCGCTGGTTGAGGAAAAAAGAAAAAACTAATCGGCGCCGCTCAGTATTGGACGGGCGGCGTTGAGATCGACGACACGGCAGACGATGCCAAGATGTTTGGCATCACAATGCCAGACGAAAAACGGGTGCAGGATTTTGAAGTTATTCCTGCCGCCTGGCCAGCGGTCTGCATGTTTTTGCGCGTGCAGACGCAATGGCGCGCCGGAAGTGGTGTGCTGATCGGCTTGGATTACAACGCCGTGAGGTGGATTTTTGAGCTTCAGGATGTGGCCAACCCGAATGAGCTGCTAGGTGACTTGCAAGTGATTGAAGGTAAAGTGATAGAGATCCTGAACGATCGCAAGAAATAGCCATGGACATGACCACCGCGTTGACCATTAAGGCGCAGGTGGTTGGCGCCAATCAGATCAGCGGTTTAACGGGTGGCCTGAAAAAAGTTGAAGGGCAGTCAAATAAAACGCGATCGGCACTAACTAATTTGTCAAAAGCTGGCACAGGGTTAGTCGGTGTTTTAACAAGATTAGGCGCTGCAGCGGCAGTTACAAATTTTGCAAAAGCTGGTGTTGAAGCTGACAGGACAGCAAAAAGACTGGCAAATTTAACAGGTCGCTTTGGTGAAACTGAAAAAGTTCAAAAATTTGCTGCCGAAGCTGCAAAAACGTATGGTTTGTCGCAAACTGCTGCGCAAAATGCAGTCTCTGATTTGTACGGAAGACTGCGCCCAATGGGGATTGCTTTGTCTGATATTGAAACAGTATTTAAAGGCGTCAACACCGCATCTTCTCAAATGGGTCTAAGCGCTGCAGATACTGAGGGCGTCATGCTGCAGCTAAGCCAAGCCCTTGGCTCCGGCAAATTACAAGGCGATGAATTTAGAAGCATTATGGAAAGGCTGCCATCTATTGGTCAAGCTGTTGCCAACTCCATGGGCGTGACTGTTGGTCAACTTAAAGAATTGAGTAGCTCAGGGAAGATAACTACTGAAGAAATCATCAAAGCGTTGCAAGGCTTGGCAAATACAGCACCACCACCGCCTGACGCTTACAAACAATTTCAAGCTGCACTGGCCGACTTGAATACTGAGATTGGCACTAAACTACTGCCCGCTTTGACCCCGTTGGTCGGTCTTGCCTCTAAAGCTTTAAACGTTTTTTCGCAACTTCCTGAACCGGTCCAAACTTTTGTAGTTGCCCTTGGCGGCATTGCAGCGGCTGCAGTTGTGTTTGCGCCAATTATTAGTGCAATTACAACGCTTGGCCCATTGATCACCGGTCTTGTCGCAGGTATTGGCGGCATTGTGACCGCATTGACTGGCGGCGGTGGCGCATTGGCTGCCATTGCGGCTGTGTTTAGTGGCCCTGTTGGCTGGGTTGCATTGCTGGTTGGTGCCGGCGTGGCGATTTACACGTTCAGGGATCAGATCGCAGAGGTGTTCGGCTTTATTGGTGACATCATCAAAGGCGCTTGGGAGCTTTACAAGTCGGTCTACATTGACCCGATCATTAACGCTGGCAAAATGATCTATCAGTTCTTCCAAGAGAACTGGGGGGCTATCTCTGAATTTGTCGGCGGAGTGTTTACCAAGATTTTTGAGTTCTATAAGACGACTTTCATTGATCCGGTGGTCAACCTTGCACGGGGTCTAGTCGAAACGTTTGGCAACATTTTCAACAGCATTGGCGAAGCGATCAAGGCGCCATTTGTTGCTGCATTTAATGCAATTAAAGGCGTTGTGAACAGCGTTTTGAGCGGCATTGCTAACGCCATCAACGGCGTGGTCAATGCAATCAACAGGGTTATCCGTGCGGCCAACTCTGCAGCCGCAAAGGTTGGTTTGCCGCAAATCCCAACGATTCCAAAGGTCAATGTGCCGCAGTTTGCCGAGGGCGGCGTGGTGACAGGCCCCACGCTTGCGATGGTGGGCGAAGGGGGACAGCCTGAGTACATCATCCCGGCCAGTAAGGCCGGCGCATTTGCAGCCAATTGGATGGCAGGTGTTCGCGGCCCTGGTGCGGTGCCACGGTTCGCTGAGGGTGGCATGGTTGCACCGGCCAGCGCCAACGTGAACATTCAGACCGGGCCAGTGACGCAGATGAATGGCACAAACTTTGTCACGACAACAGAGCTGAGCAAAGCGGTGCAAGCTGGCGTGAATCAAACGCTGGATCTGATCCGCCGCGATGGCAACACCCGCGCAGCATTGGGGCTTAGCTGATGGCTAATTACGACATCCTCTGCTTTCTGGAGTATTACGCCGACCGCACAAGCGTGGTGGATGGTTCCGGCAACCGGACGCCGACAAGGCAGTGGCAAAACTTCTACCAGCACCCCCAGACGTTGAGCGTTGACGCCAACGCCACGGGTAGGTATGGCTATCTAGCGTTCGACATCACAGGTTTTGGCAGCACTGAGGCCGGATCCATCAACGATCTGTCGATCACAGCAGCAGCAACCGCAGACCTTGTAGACGTGACTGATGGGGCGATGGGCGCTAACAATTTGGTGATCGCAACGCTTTATATCCAAGACGCGGGGAAGGATGAGTTTGATGCAGCCAGCGCGCAGCAGATCAGCCGCTATATCGGCAGCATTGAAGACGCTACGGTTTCCGACATCCAAGTGAGCTGGACAGTCAACCCGGCGATCAATAAACTGAACCCACAAGTGCCGACCCGTAAGGTTGCTGCCGGGATGTTGGATCAGGTACGGGTGGCATGACGGATTTTCGTGTTGTTGGTTTTGATTGCCAAGCAGTGTTGGCCAATGGCACAACAGCGGAAAACTTACGCATGTGCGTGCGGGATGATCGGATTTTTTATATGAACGCCGATGATGAGGTGGTGGAGATTGAGCAGATTACAGGTGGCAAGTTTTCTTGTTTACCTAATGAGTTGGCGTTGATCATTGCACGCGATCGGGAGGCAAGGTGATGGCATCCAGTTTTAGAAGTTACACGGACCGCAGCCAAGCCCATGCCGTTGGTCGGAAATATGCCGAATTGGCAAGAAGTGCAGCGAGTCGGCAAAAGTCAAGCAAGCCCGTTTCATCAGCAACACGCAGTGACGACACCCCCATTAATAGCAAAAAACCGCAAAGGGACTTAAGCAAGGAGCAAAAATACGCAACAGCAGGCGATACGATCCCGATCGTTTTTTGCAAACGTGTAAGCGATGTTGGCGGCGTATGGGTGCAGCCGCAACTATTGAAGGAAGGCTCTTATAACTTCACCGGGCAGTTTTTGTATGCAATCAGCCAAGGGGATTTAGCCGATTCGCCTTTAGCTCGTCGTGCCTATGTAGGTGAACGAAGTTTGGAATATACGCCAGGCATCACTGCAACGCTGACGCATTATTTTTCGTCGGCGGCAACGATGGCGGCATCTCCTAATTCCTGCCCGATCACAGGCGGCAAGATATTTTGTGAGGCGCAGGCTGCTTATTATATTTTTTATCGGCAAAAGGCTGGCGGTTTTGCTACAAGAGATCCTGATTACTCAACTTTGTATTGGCAAATTAGGACCAAAACAATTGGCAGCGGAGACACCAGCAACACTGTTTTAGTTACTCCCGGAACAGATGTTAAGGCTTATGAAATTGCAACCGGTACAGATAGAACTACAGAGTTTTGGACCGCTTTGGGTCTTAGCCCAAGTGCTTTTACGTTTTATTTAAATGGTAGGTATGACTCAGGCGGCTCCTTAATTGGCGGCCGCACAGTTGGCACTGTGACGGGTGACACGGTTAGTGATTGGAACTCGCCAGATCCTAATTTTTGGTCAACGTATTACGGTGCAAATGGGCCATGCGGCTTTATTTTTGAGACGGCGACAGAAAACAAACAGATCAACACTTCAAATCCAGCATCGACCGGGACGCTTGAGTGTGTTGTTCTTGAGCAAGCAATCAGCCCAGTTGCTGATCCGACAAGTTTCCCGGCAAGTTACGACTTCACGGTTTTCTCTGACATCACATTTCTTGGCGTTGAGGGCAACATATACGACGAAGGCGAAAACTACCCGACAACGACGCGGCAGCTCTCCATTTATTACGAGCAAGGCGTAAAAGTGGCGCTCTACAGCGCGGGCACGCCTGGCACGACAGGGGCAAGCAATCAATTCGTCGATCTTGCGATGTTCTTGTTTGAGCTGATCAAGCGGCAGGATCCCGGCACTACTGCAGACATTGCGGCACCGATCGACACCAGCAATTTGCAGACGCTGGCCACGTTCAACACAAATATCGGCGCGCATTTCAATGGCATCATTGAGCAATCAATGAACGTCATCGAGTACATCTCGACAATCGCGCCATTCTTCCTGCTGTCGTTTATTTCAAGCAACGGGCGTTACAGCTTGCGGCCATTGCTGCCAATTACAGCAGGCAACCAAATTGACACGACCGCATTGACAGCAGCAGCAACGTTTACAGAGTCCCAGATCCTGCCCGGATCATTCAGCAAGGCATATCGGCCAGCAGATGAGCGCCGCGACATTGTGGTTTCGCTGTTGTGGCGTGAGGTTGATCCCTTACTGATTGGCACGCAACGCACTACCAGCGTGCGTTATCCAGCCACCGCAAGCGATGCGCCGGTTGAGCAGTTTGACATGACCGACTGTTGCACAAGCGCCGATCACGCCAAGCTTTTCGGCAAATATATCCTTGCGACTCGCAAATACTCGACGCATTCCATTTCGTTTCAAACGCCGCTAATCACCACCGATCTGATCCCCACGCAGATCATCAAAGTGCAGCGGCAGCGGATCACCAGCACCGGCGACGATCGCACCGAAACCGAGTGGTATCAGGTGACAGACATCAAACATTCCACCGATGGCGTCAGCACCATCTCAGCAACGCACTTCCCAGTTGATGGCAGCGACGTGGCGGAAATTAGCGATGATGTAGTGAACGGAACCTTCACCGTGAGCTGATGGCTGATTTCCCAACATTGGAGCCACTCACGCGCGTTTTAACGCTGGGCGATACGCCGCAAGAGATCTACAGCGGCAGCAGTGGCGGCCAGGTGCGGTTCAGATATGGCCCGGACTACATCGCGCAAAGTCTCACACTCGGCTACGAGTATCTGAGCGAATCTGAGGCGCAGCAGATTCTTGATCACTACGAGACGCAGCAGGGCAGCCTGATTGCATTCGATTTGCCGTCGATCATCTGGTCTGGTTACACCAGCCCGCCGGTTAGCTCGTCAGATTATCAATGGCGCTATGCCGACGTGTTCTCTGTTGGTGTGGGTGCGCCTG